GGGCAGCGTCTCCGGCAAGGACTGCGGCCGCGCGTGCGGCTTCTGCATCGGCTTCGCGGGTTGGTCCGGAGAAAACAAGCTTGGCCATGGTCTAGGCTCCGTAGGTAACAGTGACGTCGGAATGCAAAAGCACAGCACATCCAGAGGTGGTGCTAATTTGCAAACTGATAGAATAAGATTGATCTGCTGATGTATCAATTGACGAGGCTTCTGCTGCCACGCATATAGCAGAATTTAGCCCTACACCAGTCACTGAGCTAACCCTTGCATTGCTCTGTAGTGATTCGCTTCCCAGATTTGCGGTGACCGCCAAAAACTCATAAGACGGAGAGGTTGTAGGCTGAGTAGTAAAAATTGCCGTAGAGCCAAGATAGTGTCGAAAAATTTTGGTTGAGGTGATGTTGCCAGACCCTCTTGTGTGGATCTTGAGGTTTCCGTTTGGACCCATGCTGCCTCCGGGAATTACAAATCCGGTTGGGCCTGTGATTTCAGCCGTTGTCGTCGTGTACCAGCCAGACAGATTGCTCGGAAATGCTGTAGGAGATGCTGGTCTTGTTGGAATGCCTGACGTATAGGTATCGGTATAAAGAACGCCCGCTGTGTCGTTGCTGAACACTGCCCAATACCAACCAGCTGGATAACCAGAACTGACAAAGTCATTCTGCATGTACATCCAGCAACCCTTAAGCATATTCCAGGTTCCAGCAACAATAGCCCCAGCCCCGTTCAAAGCAAAATTACCAGCACTGCCCGAGAAGTTAATGCCAACGGCACCTCCGTCGCCAGGCGGAATCATAAAGGGTATTCCAGTAATAAGTGTGGATATCTTCCCCCCAGCATATTTATCCGGACTCCCTACTACAGCAGCAGATCCCTGTGCTATAGCCACGTCCCGAATCCCACCACCATCGTTATAAACGTGAACAAATTCACCCATTTCATTGCTCCAGATAAAAGAAATCCCACATTCAGGAAAGACTCAGGAGAAAGTCTGTTGAATGTGGGATTAAAAAGAATTAACCAACGGCACCAGCGGTAAGACCTTCGATAACTACGCAACCCCAAGGATTACGAAGTTCCACGGCCATTTCGCTAGTGAAGGAACCTCCCTGTCCGTCAGTTCCGTTTTCTACGATCTTTCCGGTTTCGCCGTATTGTTCCACCTTCGCATTCCGACCAGGCATATAAGCCAGCTTGATAGAAGGAATATCCAGAATAATCAGGCGCCCGGCAGTTTCGTCGTAACCATTCAGGAGAGCATGTTCCATCAAGCGCAGAGTTCCTTTATAGCACTTGAAATTGGAATAATCCATTCCGAAGGTAGTGGTTTCAGGAGTCAGCTGAACAGAACCATTCTTCACAGCAATTTGATTAACTACATCAATCGCTTTGCTGTCGCCAAAAGCATAACGCAGGCGAGGATTGGAAAGATCCGTGCTGTACTTGAAAGCCTTGGCTACATAACCGACAAATTCCGTCAGACTCGTAGTTGCGCCGGCAGTTACATAGTTCGCATTGGAAGTATATTGACGAACTGCATCAATAATTCCCTGCGTTGTATGAATCGGCTGCGCACCAGCGGTATCCATTTTCGCCTGGCCCCAGATACAAGCGGTTTCCTGTTCCAGAGTATGCAGGAAAGCAGCATCCCGACGGTTTTCTGCAACGTTATTGAAACCAATTTCCGAAAGGGAAGCAGCAGCAGTTCCAGTAATTGCCCAAGCATTCCGGAAAATCTGGGTATAGTTGGAAACATAAACAACTGGGAACTGGCGAGCAGTCGGACGGCTGGAGTTTTCCGGCTTGGCAGAACCAACTTTGATGATTTTCTGCCCAGCAGTTCCGCCCGTATCTGCAACTCGGCCATAACCTTTCGTAACAGTTGCCACAGCGCCAGCGATAGAAACAATCCGCATATTTTCACGAGTTGTTACGTTGTGAATAATATCGTCAGTAGCCAGACCAGCGCCAGAAGTCAGGGTAATAGTTCCAGCGGCAGCAGAATAGTTTGAACCAACTGTGGTGAAAATGAATTCTGCAGTCTTGGAAAAATAACCGTGGGTGGAAGCTACAGCAGTAGTAGTTCCCAGCATTGCCGAAAGACCAGTGATCGGACTAGCGCCATTCGGAAAAAGACGCATAAGTTCCGAACAAAGACTTTTCTTGTTCAGTTCGGTCGGCCAGCCAGTTTTGGGAACTGTGTTAAAAACGCCATCAATAAGTGCCATTGTGATTCTCCAGAGGAATTAAGAAGTGAGGAAACTTTCCCAATCGGTGACTTCGGAAGCCTTTTTGGGAGCGGATTCGGATTGACCAGACATTGCGTTATGAACTTCATTGAAATAACGAATGGCCTGCTCTTTGATTTGTGCCGGAGTAGCTTCCGGACTTCTTTTTGCAAAATCCCTGGCGATACGGGCGATTTCTTGTTGGACAACTGGATGGCTGGCGTTTGGAATGGTTGAGATTTCCTGTTGAATCAGGTTCTCCCGAACGCCAGATTTGATTGCCTTTTGGTTGAAAGTTTCTCTCTGGGCCAAATGGGTATCTGTGAGAGTTGTAACGTGTTTCAAAGCTGCACGATAAGACTGTTGCGCTGTTGCGTTTATCAGGGCTACCAAAGCTCCAGCATCTCCAGAAGTAGCTTTCTGAACCAATTCTGGATTGATATCTTTGATGAAATTCAATTTCCCTGCAACACCAGAAAGAGCTTCATCGTCGATGGAAAAGGAAGGTGCAGATTCGTCTGCATTGTCTCCATTGTCCTGCAAATTCTTATAAGCGTCAAGCGGATTGGTTTCAGCTTGTTGCTGTTGAATTTGATTCTCCTGTTCTTGCACAGGTGCGGCTGGCGCCGGTTTTGCAGATTGAGTTGCCGGACGACCAAGAATGCTATCAATGATACCCATTTTATTGCTCCTAGATTGAGAGAAGAAGTGCGATTACTGCAAGTTTTCCTGTCACAAGAATTTGTTTCCTATGCAGGGTTTCTGGAGTTTCTGAGAGAACATCCAGGGAAAGAAGTTCCTTTGCTGCTTCCGTTCCAATCGCCTGAAGATACTTTTTCACGACTGGGTTATGGAAAGTCTCTATGAGGAGTTCCTCCTCAGTGGGCAGGAGGGGAATCTCAGGGAAAAGAGTTTCAATTAGGCTCATTGGTTTGTCCTTGCTGTTGTGGATCTTGAGGAATATATTCTGGCAAATCCCGGATTCCAAGAAGTTGCATTATGTGCAACATCATTTGCGGAAGAAGCGGCCCGAATTGCTGCGCCAGAAGTTGGTTTTGGGAAATCATTGTCATGGACTGGATCAGAGCATCTGTTCCAGCCAATTTACTCTTTGGTGTGTAGCCATCTGCAACCCGGAAAGAAAGGATTTTCTGCCGGAGTTCCGAGATTTGAACCGAGATCTCCTTCCCTGTTTTCTGGGAAGTCACTACAGAATCCTTGCCATACTGATAGATGTTGAACTTCAGAATTTCCTTCAACGGAGCAAAGAGTTGATATTCCAGGGAAAGTGCCGGAAGGCGAAGTCGGGAATCTGCTCCACCCATTGTGTCATTCCATTCCTGAACACTCTTATTTCCCTTCTGGAACTGTCCCCGCATTGGATTATTCAGGCCAGAAAGCTCTTTTCCGAAAGCCTCAATCGCCATTGCGTCCTGCATTGCTGTTTCTGTCCCACGAGAATCATAGGGAATAGAATGGTAATGATCAGAAATCCTGGTATTTCCCAGAGAATTGGTTTTAACTGGGATCTTTGCAGCAGGAACCGGGGAATTCACATCACGAGGAGAGATGACAGAAGGATTATAAAGCGCCCGGTCTGCAACTGCTCGTCTGGCGGAATTGAAACGGATGTTGAAAAGAGTTCCGGCCGCCTGCTGGATTGGAATACTTCCTTCTCCAATGCTTTTCGTCTGGTAACCCAGTCCATCTTCTTGCGGCTGGCCAAAAAGGATCGGAAGATAATCGTAGGCAGACAGGATTTTCTTTACCTGGACTACAATATTTCCGTTTACAACGACGATCTTGAAAACCTGGGGATGATTCTGCTTCGGGCCAGGATATTTAATATCGTCCGGACAAAGTCTGGCATAGAGGGTGAAAACTTCGTAATTCCCAGCGTAGCCAGAAGCTTTTTCATCCGAGGAAAGCCCCAAGAAGGAAGCCCAGTCAATTCCATCCACAGGTTTTCTCGCTGAAACGTAATCAGAGAGCTGGGGATGGATTCTGTAGTTCGGAGCATCCTGGCTGATATAGGATTTCATAGCCTGGGGAACATTCTGAACTTCCTGTTCCTGGGAAAACTTATTCAGCAGGCGCTTCAGTTTCGGCTTGGAAAGGATTTCAATATAACCAGCGTAATCCCCGTCTTTGGAAATATTCCCAGGAGCTACATTCCTGTCCCAAACTGTGTTGTAGAGATCCAAACGTTTGAGTTTGGTGAAATGGACTTTCGTTTCCCGAACGGCGGGGATGTCTGGCATAATTAATTCATCCAGAGTGTCGTACTGATCTATGGAAGTCCATTCTGCTTCTATGGCTGCAAGATTATATTTAACAGCATCCCGTAGGAATATAAGCAACTCCCTAGGATAACCGCCAAGAGTGGAATGGCTATCCAGGAGAGCTTCCAATGCGCCTGCAGCCTGCGAATTAGCAGGACTAGACACGATAGGGAAAAGGGGGGAGCCGGACAGGAATACCTCTGACAGATACCCAACCATACTTTCCACCTGGGAAACAACAATAGGAGGAACAGTACTAGGAACATTAAAAACGCCAGTATGGACAGTAGCAGCATCTATTCCTTCTCCCTGAACTTCCCCGGTTTTCGAATCCCGGTTAGTAATATAGCGAGCGTAAGCAATATCAATCGCTTCCATTTTGTTGTAATAATCGGTGTGCTTTTGATGCTCGGTAAGAACATCATTGCAGAACCGAAGAACCAGTTCCTGAGTTTTTGCGGAAAGCTGTGGCATTCTTTTTCCTTAGAATGGGGTGTTGTTGGGAATTACTCTGCAAGTTCCATCTATTGTTAGACCGTGATCCAGGAAGGAAATATGCTGCCAGTAATCATTCCTTACATCCTGACCGTAAGAACAGGCATCTAGAAGGTCATCCCTGTTATTCGGTTTTCCTACTTTGTAGGTAGATGCTTGCCAGGTGAAATCCCGTCTGGTTATTGGATCATAAATGTAATAGTTCTTTGCATAAAGATCCTTGATGAAAAGACGAATTCGGGATTCCTTGTGCCTGCCGTGGGGAGAAACAGGAAGAACTGTCAACTCGGTTAGGGAGTAAAGAGCTAGATATTTTCCCATCCAGAACGCTAGCGTCATTTGGTATCCTGTGTCCTCAATACAAATCAAGGAACAGCGCCATTTGATTGCCAGGGAAAGGGATTGGATAATTATCTGCTCTGGATCCAGGATTCCCTTCACTGTTTCAACAATAACTCCGCAATCCTCGAACTTCAAATGAACTGCAATTACGTTGTCATCGGAAGTTTTCCGGAAACCGGCTGGATCTATTGTTATAAAAGCCCCGCTCGCGGCAGAGAAATCATGCTCAGCAATCGGGCACTCTGGAAGTGGGTGCGGGAAAATACTCTGTGCGGTATTCGTTGGGTCATTCATGATTTCCGCAAACCAAACATGAGCCATTCCCAGAGCTTCATCATGGTAATAACTTTCCATGAGAGCTTCCAAAGAGAAAAGTTCCGGCCAGAGTGGTTTGCAATCTGTAAGAATTGCGCCGGTGATCATAGAAATCCAGCCTGGGTTTTTCTTAAATTGCGCCAGGATGCAATGATCCGAATACATGTTTCCTACGTAGATAATCAGTTTGTTCCCAAGCGGGGTCAGGGCTTTGAAAATCGTTCCAATCAGTTCCGAAAGAAGCGTTTTGCTCTCTGTTTCCGATTCCGAATTTTCTTTCGTCTGGACGTCATCTAGGAAAATTACATCTGGACGACTATGTTTCAGGTTGATTCCTCGAATTCCGCCTTTCCATCCCCGAGCTACTAGAACCACTGAACGGTCATGATAGCGGGATTTCTTTGTGTCGGAAGAATCTGTGGAAAGTCCCCCTTCCCAATCTCCATAGACAACCCGAATGTTATCGCTTTTCAGAATGTCATGGATATCGGAAAGGAGAAGTTCGGCAAGTGGGGCATTTGCACAGACAATTAGGATAAATTTCGCTTGGTCATAGACAATCAGCCAGACTATAAGAATCTTAATGAATGTGGTTTTCGCATGTCCTCTGGGAAGTCCCAGGGCAAAACGCAGGAGTTTTCCTACATCTACTTCTTTCCTATTTACGAGAAGCTGGAAACAGGCACAGTAGAAATCAGGAAGATCATAAATGCAAACCTCAGGAATACAGAGGCTTGCAAAGAAGTTAATATCCACTCTTCCCCGCATGTAGATATCTTCTAGCGATGCAGATACCTCTGATATTTCCTGAAAATCTGTCATTTATATCCTTCTCCTACTACTAAATTACTCCCCAACCATGGATGTATGGATTAGAGGCTCCAAACTCAGTGTCTACAAAATCTCTAACCTTCTGCAGTTCTTCTTTTGTCGGGGAGCGATCATTCTTTCCGTACACCTGTCTTATTTTTTTACTGCCTATATTGACTTCAATAGTCAGTTCTGGAACTCCCTCTGGCCGATAGGAGAAGAATCGACTTTCTCCAGAGTCCAGGGCCTTCTTATATTGGGAGTAGGAAGAACCCTCATTCTTAATAACTTCCCGGCCAGAGATTGGATGATGCTGGAATAGATATTTTTTGGTATCCCCATTATAGCCTCCAGCCCCGACACAGTGATTCAGGAGTTCAGTTTCTGCTCCAAAATCCGCCGGCTGTTTCAATTCAACGAATCCGCCTGGAAGTCCCTGCTCTGCCTGAAGTGTGGCGGTTCTGGCTTTCGTAAATTCAGGAAGTTTTGCTAAAGATTCCTCTTCCTTCCTGAGAATCTCTTCCTTCTTCTTCGCCAGGTCATCTGCGTGCATCAGGAGTTGCTGAAGGGATTTCCTAGAGAGCTGGTCTGGGGAAAGTGGGGAAAACTCAAGATCCTTGGCGTAGCGAAAAACAGCCTTGTCTATATCATCGCCAACTGCATATGCCCCTGCGGTATAAAATTCTTTCCCAGCTTTCTCCGCATCGGATTTTCCTCTTACATGCTGCACTGCCAGCCTACGTATATTTGCCAGCTCATCCAAATTTTCATTTATACGTTCTGTATACTTGTTCAGAGATTTAAGAGCGGAATTATTTCTGGAATCGCTAGCTGGCGTTCCTCTCAGCCTGTCATAGTCCCTATTGGATTTGATTCTTCGAATGGCTTCCCTATTATCAGCCAGATCA